CTCTTCCCCTGTCTGCGCAGGCCGCATTGACTGATGGTGTGAAAAACGCCATTACTGGCGGTTTTTCCGATGCGCAGGAAGGCGCGGCCTTAATCGTGGTTGGTTTTGCCGCCTTGTTCGGCATCCGCCTGATTATGCGCCTGTTTGGCCGTTAAGATGATATGGGCTATCAGGTAGGCAATAGCTGTTATCAGACGCGTGAAGCTGCTGAGAATGCCTACTTCTCGGCGGTTTCACCCGTCATTACCGAAAACGGTGTGAAACAGCTTATTTATAAGGATAAATCCTGGTATTTCGGCAGCCAAAAATTAAACGCATATCTGCCGCAGTGCGACGAAGCGCAAAATTATTTGGCCGGTTATGAAATGATGTCCGCCCTATTGCCAACGGCTATTACTTTAATGGTGGCAAAGGCGATTATAGATTTAATGAAAAAGGCTGATAAATGATTGATATTTACTACTTATTCGGTGCATTACAGGCGGGCATGTTTATTTTCTTTATGCTGACGGTGTAGGGGCGAAAAATGAAAAAAACGATAATGGCCGCGATTGTTGCGGCTTTTGTTTTATCTGCATGTGGCGATAAATCGGGTGTTGAGCATGGCGAATTAAGGGTTAATCCTGATTTGTGTCATGACCGTTATTGTGCAATGTATCAGGGTGTTTCAGAGGTTGAGAAATGAATAGGCTACTTTTTTTGTTGGCAATTTTATTCACTTCGCCTGCTTTTGCTTTTAATTCGTGGTTTTGTGCTGGGAATAAATTAAAAGACGGTTTGTATCATAGCGGGGGTTATGGTTATGAGTGTAAAAATGGTGCTACGAAAAATGTTTGTGAAGGTAAGGAGGGGCTTAAAGTAAGAATTAACGGTGTTGTTAAAAGGTGTGAAGGCGGTGCTGTTGTGAATTTGCCTGTTGACCGTCCGGGGCTTCGCCCCGATCCAGAACATTGCATGGATAGAAATTGTTTAACTTGGTCTGGTAATTCAGGAGGTGATGGTTCTTCCGGCGGCTCTTCAGGCGGTGGCTCTTCAGGCGGCGGCTCTTCAGGCGGCGGCTCTTCAGGGGGCGGTTCTTCCGGTAGTTCTTCCGGTGGCTCTTTGGAAATAGTCGATATACCTGGCAATCAGCCGCCTAAAAAAGACAGCTCCGGTGGTGGTTCTTCTGGCGGCTCTTCGGATGGGATTGGCCCCGTTGGCGGTTGGTTGGGAGATAAAGAGGCAGAGGAGCAATCAAAGCAGAAAGCCCGTGAAGAAAAAGAAAAGCAGGAAAAGGAGAAGGAAAAGAAAAAAGGTGGCGGCAATGTACCTGACCCAAGCGCGCCGCCGGGTAATACAGGCGGTAGTTATGAGGGTTATCCGTTTGGAAAGAAAGAGTTGGAGTCTGCAAAGCGATTGATGGAGGCTTTGAAAGCGCATCAAAAAAGATGGGCTGATAAGTGGACGGATATTGCAAATGAAGCAAATGCTATTAAAACAAATTTGGCCGATCAATTAAGTAGGTGTGATTGGTATCATAGAAATAATCCTAAAACATATGAAGATTGCGTTAAAGCTGCGGTAAGTAGTGCTGCCGAGAAGTCCGAAAAACTGAATGAAAAAATAGAAGTTTTTAAGCGCATGCAGGCCATTGAAGAAAAAGCCCTAAATGAGCAAATCCAAGAATTGAATCCCATATCAAAGCTGATTGTTAATGCCTTTTCGGGTTTTACCATTCCTGACGGCTCATCGTCGTCTAAAACGACTGAAAAAACGGGCGATGACAAAAACGGAACGACGAAGGAAACCGAAACCGTTACGGAAAAAACCAGTGATGGCGGCGGAAATGGTGGCGGTGTGGTCAATAACTACAATACCCAGACTAACAACATTACCACAACAAACAATCAAACAATTAACAATGAAATAGTCAATAAAATTGAAACCCGCGATTATACGGGTGCTTTGAATGCCCTAAATGGCTCTTTACAGGCTTTAAGCCGTGATATTGAGGGTCAAACCAATGTTTTAAACAACAGTTTAAATCTTGGGTTTGCGGGTTTATCGGGCAGATTGGGCGAGTTGATTGCAAAGGTCGATAAATTAAATTCAGGCAATGGTGGCGGTGCGGGCGGAAGCGGTGGCGGTGGAAATGTTGCTAGTGGCAACGGTTCCGCTGCCAAAGCTTCGGGCGAAGGCGACGGCCAATCTGATTTGGAAGCATTTTGTAAGAAGCATCCCAACACCCTTACTTGTGCGGAATTTAACGGCAATATACCCGAAGAAGGCGACTTTTCGGGTCTTATCCCGAAAAAAGAAGTGCCGATTGGCTGGAAATTTGAAGATTTTCTGAAAGGCTCTTCGGCTAAATGCCCTGCTCCGATGAAATTTAACACAATGCTCGGCGTAATAAGCCTGAGTTGGGACGGTTTTTGCGAGTTCCTGCGCATGGTTCGCGGTTTTGTCATCATGGCCGCATCCGTTACGGGAATTATGATTGTTCTGAAAGGACAATGACATGCCAGCGTTTTTAATACCCGTCATCGGTTTTATTGCCTCGTGGGTTGTGCGGGCAATGATAGTAAAGTTTGTCGTTGCCTTCGGTGTTGGCATTACAGTCTACAAAGTGTCCAGCTGGGGCATTGATGAAATGAAAAACTATTTTTATCAGGGTTATCATCAGCTTCCGGCCGCTTTGCTTGACCTGCTGAATATAGGCGGGTTTGAGTTCGGAATAGAGATTATTTTCTCAGCTATTGCAATTAGGGGCGCATTATTGGCCGTCGATTCTTTTTCAAAAATGACGATTGGGGGCAGCTGATGCTTTATCTCATTACTGGGACTCTTGGAACAGGTAAAACATCGATGGTCGTCGATATGATTCTGAATAACAAAGACGGCCTGTTTACGTTTGAAGCGGAAGATGGGACTAAAATTGCACGCCCGCTTTATTTTTGCCATATAGACGGTCTGGACACGCGCAAATTTAAAGCCCATGAACTAACCGAAGAGGAATTACAGTCTGCTCCGCTGAATGAAATTGTGCCTGAAGGTTCGGTGGTTATTGTGGACGAAGCGGACTACACCTATCCTGTCCGCTCCTCGGCGCAAAAGCCCCCGCCTTATATACAAACTTTGAAGGAATTGAGGCATTACGGCTTTACGCTGATACTCATGACCCAACATCCAACTATGCTAGATAAGTATGTGCGAAATCTTGTAGGTCGCCATATACACCTTGAGCGCAAAGTGGTAGGTACTTACAAATATGAGTTTTACCGCTGCGAAGAGAATCTGACTGCTCAATCGTTTACAACTGCAACCAAGTCTTTTTACAAGCCGCCGAAGGAAGCCTTTAAGTATTACAAGTCGGCCAGTAAACACATCAAATTCACGAAAAAGATTCCAAAAGTATTTTGGATCGTCTTTTTCTTGCTTGCGGTGCTACTATACTTCGGCGTGCCGTGGATTGGCCACATCTATGAGAAGGCCAATCCCGGCGCGAAAAAAGAAGAGGTTGTACAGGTTAAAGACTCTCAATCGGTTCAGCCGTCCGCTCCGGTAGAGGCTGAATTAGTCGATTTGGTAGATGTTCCTGCCCCTGCTCCGCCTTCGGCTTTGTCCGAAGCGGCCGCATCGGTGCCCGAATTCTCGGAGGCATATTATCGGCCGCGCGTTGAGGGCATGCCCGAAACCGCGCCGATCTATGACGGAATTAGGGCTGTAAGCCGGATGGAAAGCGTGGCCGCTTGCATCAAAGGCCGGAAAGGCTGCGATTGCTATACCGATTTCGGTACAAGGGTTTCAATCAAGCCTGAAACCTGCCGCGATTGGGCAGAAAACGGCCTGCCGTTCAATCCGTACAGGCGGGAAGGGGTAAGCATGGCCGAAGGCCAAAACGCTCGCATTTCGCAACCTGGCGCAAATGAGGGCGGGGGTGGGGTTTATGTCATGGGTGGGCAAGATAAGCTTACCCTGCTGCCTGATTATTCTAAAGGCCCATCGGCGCAATAAAGGCAAAAGCCGCTTGATTGATAAATCAGGCGGCTTTTGTTTTTAAGCTCCTAAAAAGTATTTTTTCGCGTTTTTTTTGTATTCTTCAAATTCTGGCGTTCCTTCTTCGTCTGAATTTTCGGCAATAAATTCGTTAAAATCTTGTCCGTTTATTTTAACGATTTCGCCTGATTCGTTTATTTCCAGCTCGTCGAAGAAATACAGGCTTTCTCTTCCGTTATGCCCTAGCGGGTCGCCGCCATATTTTCCGCAGTCTTTTTTGACAGAATCCCATTCTTTTTCAAATTCTTCTTCTGTCCATCCTTCATAAAGTGCGGCTGCTTTTTCAGCCTCTCTTAAACTGTCGAAAAGTCCGATTTTATTGCCATCATGTGCTAAAAAGTGTTTCATTTTATTCATTTTTAAACTCCTGTTTACTATTGGGTGGGTGGCGGCCGTCTTGTAACGGTTTGAATCTGATACATTGTCATTTTGTTTCGGAATTTTTGCGGAAGCAATCCCCTTCCGTGATAAATCCGAAAAAATGGCGGGATTCAAATCGTGTAAAGGCGGTTGCTTGGGTGGGTCGCCCTGTCTGCCCTTTCGGGCAGGTTCGGGCTTTAACTACTCTTCGCCTTCAGGCTGGTTGAAAACAAGTTCTTCCTGTTTTTCAATCCCTGCGTTTTCCTCCATGAGGCGGTTAAATCGGCTCATGGCGCGGGTATGGTAAAACTCATAGCCTCTGCTGTTGATTCCGCCCGCTTCGTGTGCGCCTTCGAGGTAGCCTAAAAACTCGCAGGTGTACAGGATGTCGGCACATTCCAAATCGTTCAGATAATTATGGACTTTTGTCCAAATTTCAGATGTTTTAAATACAATCGGTTCTTTCAAATCTTCACACATTTTTAAAGCTCCTATGACAAAGGTTGGTATCACCGCCCTGCCCGGCCTCTTTTGGAAGGGTTGGTTAGCGGTGGGCGAACCGTCCCGGAGAAAGGCAAACTTTTCCGCCTCGGAAATGTCAGGCATCTTCCGGAATGGGCGGCTTTGGGTAGGGCGTGCCGCACCAGTAAGCCGCTGCGTAAGGCCGTCAAGGGGGAAGCTTTGTAAAGACGAAACGCCTTATCTCGTCTTTACGAATACCCCCTTTACGGACTGAAGCGGCGGATTACCCTGCGGCCAAAAGCCCGAACCAAAGCCGCCCATGAGGAAGATGCCGTTTCCTTGGGTAACGGTTGCGTTTCGGGCGCGTTGGAACAACGCGCAACCAATCCATGCGAAGCATTCATAGCGTGCCGCAGGCGCGCCGTACCAAGCGAAGCGCGGAGCATAGGAAGCATGAAGCTTACAGACGGCCTTTATGCGGAAACGTCGCCGTTTTGTTTCGGGATTTTTGCGGAAGCAATCCTCTTCCGTGATAAATCCGAAAAAAACGGCGGCATAAAGGCCGTCTGCAAGATCCATGCAAAGGGTGGGTTAGTGGGAGCAAACGGAGTGCGCAGCGAAGAATGAGCGTAGGGACAAGGGATTAGCACTGAATCAGCGTAGTAACCCTAGTTCGAAGTCCGAAGGATGCAAGCCCGGCCGCGAAGCGGTGGCCGCAAAAAAAAAGAAAAACCGCCTGAACAGACGGTAAATTACACATAGATATATAATTATGCGCAACATCAAATGCTCGCTACTTGTAGTAACGCCTTTTAGGCCGCCAGCCCCTGCCGGCATTGGCGGCCATTTCATTACAAATACCTTCTTTGGCCGCTTCAAAATAAACGTCTTTCAAGCCTTCTTTGTCGCGTTCTCGTGCTTTTTCGTAATTCAAAGAAACAATGATTTCAAGTGGTTGCCTGTTACAGGTTTCTGCGATTTCCAGCATGAAGGCAAGCGGCAGATTCATGCGGCCTTTGCGGTATTGAGAAATGTGCGAAGTCGAAACGCCCCAATGCCGGGCCAGTGCATAGTCTGAATAAAGCGGTTTGTACATTTTGAACAAATCCAGCCATTGGGAAGCGGAACGCATGATAAAACAAAGCCTTATGGTTAATTCATAAGGCTATTTTAAAACAGCGTACGGAAGCTCGCCAGACGTGCGGATGCTCGCTATTTTTGGCATGGTCCGTTGATGCAATCTAAATCAACAAATTCCGCTTCTTCAATTATTGGCGGGTTGTTTCTGTTGTGTTCGCTGTTTGCCAGATATATTGCACAGACTGCGATAATTCCTAATAGTATTATTTTTACTGATTCGTAAATCATCCATTTCGTTGTTTTGTCTATCATTTTGTTTTTTCCTTTGAGATTGCTAGTTTTATGTAGTCTTCGTCCGTTATGTTTTCTATGCCTTTTTCTATTAAAAAGTTAAGGATTTCTGTTTCTTTAAATCCTGCTTTAGTTGTTACTACGGCTCTGACAAATTGTTCTTTTACTCGTTCCCATGTTTTGTCTTGTATATGCTTGCTTGGCATGTTCTCACCTCAATCAAATTTTCTCTAACATAAATTTTCTTAGAAAAAATGTAAATATTTTCTTGACAAATATTTTATTTGTTTCTAGGATTCGGGCTGTTTTATATTTTCTAAGAAAATAAGAAATTCCTTTCCCCTACCCGCCCATGCCGCATGCCGCGCTTGCGCGGCGGCGGCGGGCGGGAGGGGAAGGAATCCGGAAGCAAGGAAAATGGAAATAATGCCAACATCATCAAAAATGACAGAAAGAACGAACGGCTGCTTGCCGTTTCAGGCAGCCCCCATGAGTAACACGGGGGGTGCTGTAAGCGAAAGCTACGCTCATCTGGTGATGATGAACGGTAAAGTAAAAGAAATAATCCTAAAACGGGGAAACCAACAGGCAGGCTTTATAGACACCCTGACCGTAGTCCTTCACGAAGACACATTTATCAGGGATGACCAATTAGGCTCATACGAAGAAATAGCAGCGAACTGCTCCGCCGAACTGGCCGAAGTAATGGGCTATGGCATCAGCTATGAAAACAAAGGCGGTCGGAATTTTTACGAAAAATCCTATCAGCTAGGAGATGAAGAACACAATTACGGCTTCGTAGCAGTCGGCGGCAGAAAAAACAAAGACACCGTATGCCTGCACTTTACGGGCGAAGGCCTCATAGCCGCTAAAGACGGTTGGGAATCACGCCTTTACGAATTCTTGACCGAACGCGCAAAACAGCCCCGCATCAGCCGTTGCGACGTCGCCCATGACTTTTTGAACGGCGAATACACTTGCGAACAAGCCCTAAAAGACTGGGAAGACGGCGGCTATACCCTGCACCGCTCCAAGCCCATCAGCGAATGCGTGGGCGGCGATTGGAAACTGTACAAAGGCACCGGCAAAACCTTTTATGTCGGCTCGCGCAAAAACGCCTCCCGCTTTGCTCGAATCTACGAAAAAGGCAAACAGCTCGGCGACGAATTAAGCCCGTGGGTTCGCGCCGAAGTCGAATTTCGGGCAAGGGACATCATTATTCCGCTTGATATTTTGATAGCCGCGGGCGAATACCTGACCGCCTGCTATCCCGTATTCGGGCAACTGTTTTCGCAATACGGACACGCACCGTCCAAACCTGAACGCATTGAAAAAGAAAAAGAAATATCAATAGCCCATGTGGGAAAGTACGCATCAATGCAGGTTAGCCGTGCAGTCGTCATGTACGAAGAAATGGGCATGACCGATAAAGAAATAATAAAAGCACTCAAAAGCCAACAAACAGAAATGCCCAAACGATTGGCAAAGCAGGCTTTTGATTGTGCCTACCTATACCGCGATTATATCCATCAAGCGGGCCATGTACCGCGTGATCCGCTTGATTTATATGAATTTGAATTAAGCGGCAATTTTAGGGCTCCTAAAACCAAAAAAATGACAGATAGCGAGATAGAGCTATTCGGAAACAGAAAATACAGTCGCAAAAAACTCATGGAAGCGGCAATCTTTCTTGATAATGAAGAAAGGAAAAAATATGAAGAATCCGACGAATATGTGGCCTACGCCCAAATGAGGGCGCATGGCGTGCCTCATTCCCTTGCGAAAGCATGGACAAAGATGAACAAAGCGCATTGA